GTCCCACACGTCGGCGCGGGGGTCGATGTAGTGCGGCACGAAGCACGGGGCCTCCTCCTTGTGGAAGTCTATGTCCCGAACGCGCCGTTCGGCCGCGTCGATGTAGGGTTCGCTGTAGGGGCGGCGCTCGACGTCGGGGTGCTCCCGCGCCAGGACCAGCTCGAAGCCGGGAGACTCGGGGCCCTGGAGGCGCTCGGAGAACGCGGTCGTGGCCGCTAGGACCAGCTTGTCGTGCCACTCGGGACAGTGCTCCACGGCGATCAGTCTCTGGCCGGGGCGCATGGCCTCGTACCACCGACACGTGGAGCCGCCGGTGCCCCACTCGACGATCAGCGCGTCGTCCGGGGCCGCTCGGATCGCGGCGACGACGTAGTCGATCTCGTCGGGGGTCATCTGGATCCTCGTGAGGATCCCGCCGTAGTCGACGACCGTCGCGTCGTACGCGTCGACCTGGGGATTGGTGCCCAGCCCCGGACTCGAACCGGGAACATCCGCTTTTTGAGGGCGGCCACCTCGTGCCTTTGGGCTAGCTGGGCGTTTCATCGGTGCCTTTATATTGGTGCGCGTGACAGGGTTCGAACCTGCCCTTTCTCGGGTTTAAACCGAGGCCTCTTCCCTCTGGGCTACACGCGCAGGACTCTTTCCGCAGCAGTTCTTCTTGACCGTCTCAGCGATCAGGGAAGTGCACCGGCCGCACTCGGGAACTCGTCCGAGTGCCGCGAACACCCCCGCCACCGTGGGCTTTCCGTTCCCGCACAGGCACCGACCGGCGATCTCGCGGTCGGTGATGACGCAGCAGCTGCAGACGATCACGGAGCACCGTCAGATGAGTGGTAGCGTTCGTGAACGTTTGGATCGAGCGCGCTGTATGGGTTGGCCTGGTTGCTCTCGGTCGCTTCCAGGGGATCCACCGTCTTCAGGTGCTGGGTGTAGGGGGACGTGTCCTCGATACCCACGCGATCGCGCAGGAACTTCTCGTACTCGGCTACCGCTAGCGGGTCCGGCGCGGGGTAGTCCTTCGGCTCGGGGGTTCGGACCTCGCCGCCCCTCTTGGGAAGGGGACCGACCCACTCGCGACCTGTCGTCTTGAGGTAGTGCTCCTTGAACCGAGCCTCGTGCTCGCGCTCGTGCTCGGCGATCGTCGCGACGGACGCCCGCAGAGCGGCGATGTGTTCGGCGCGCTCGCGGACCGCGGCGGTGAACTCCGGGAACAGTTCCCGAAGTGCTCGGGCGTGGTCCATCAGAAACTGAAGTCTATAATCCATGTCACTCGCTCCTACCGTTCCACGCGTCGACGACGACGGCGTAGAGGACCGCGTAGAGGGCCCCCGCTGCCACGCACGGCCAGACGAGCCCTATCACGAGGGTCGTCGGCCAGCCGACGCCCCGCCAGTGATCGTCGGTGGACATCGCCACCGCCGCGAGGAAGGCTCCCAGAAACCACAGCAGCAGCGTCACCCAACCCATCTTACCGTCTCCGTATTGGTGCCCAGAGCGGGACTTGAACCCGCACTGTATGCGTTCTGAACGCATTGACTCTGCCTTTGGCCTACCTGGGCGTATTTAGTTGGTGCCCCCGGAGGGATTCGAACCCCCAACCTTCCGGACCTAAACCGGACGCCATCTTCCAGTTGGGCTACGAGGGCCTGATGTTAGAGACCGTAGTCGTGCTCGCCGGAATGGTAGCACGCTTCCATCTTCGGATCGTGCTCCCGCGACGCCGGCTTCGTCTGCGTTCCGGAAAGCCAATAGTCGACTTCAGCCAACGACACCTCGTCGGGAACGTTGACCGTCCAGACCTGCCTCTCGACGGGTTCCTGCGGGAGCGTCAGCTTGCCGTAGCCCCGGAAGAGCTCCCGGCCGGACAGCCTCACCGGCAGCGCCGCGAAGGCGGTCATCGACGCGTCGTCCTCGTAGAAGGGGACGACCGGCACCCGCTTGTGCAGCTTTCCGAACGCCTCGATGAGCTCGGCCTCGTTGGCGACGTCCACGCACACCAGGTGGGTGTGCTCGACGCCGACCTGCCAGGGCTTCGTCTCGCCGTTCCTTAGGGCCAGTTCGTGGCCGGCCTCGTAGAGGGCGTGGCCCGTCTGGACCAGACGCTGCTCCGGAGACATGTCGCGCCGGACGAACGAGTAGACGTATCGAGTACGTAGCCTGCGCTCGAGTGTCTCGCTCGGAGTCGTCTTTAGGGCGCGGGCTAGGCCTCGGTAGAGCCGCTCCTCGTCGTCCGTCATCAGGTCGTCGATGGCGGCGCCGAGGGCGGTGTGGCCGAGGGTGGCGCGGATCGACGCGGTGTTGATGGCGCGCTCGAGAGACTCGAAGGGCCTACATCCTTGGTTGAAAAGAGTGCGCTCGTTGGTGATCGGCGTGAAGGACTTCTGGAGATCAGCGAACACCGACTCGATCGCTTGGTTTACCTCCCCGCCGCGCTTCGCCGCTCGGAGGAGCGCGCGCTCGACCTGGTGCACCTTGGTGATGCCCCTGGCGGTGTGGAGCTCGCGCCAGCGATCCTGCCACTTCGGCAGGCGTTTGGACTTCGGACGGACGCCGAGCGCTTCGAGTATGCTGTCGATAAATTTCATGTTCACTCTTTCCTGTTACTTCTTCTCGGCCGAGGAGCGGTACTTCACCACTCCTAGGATCATGTGGATCCACGCGATCGCCCACCACGTGGGCCAGTCAACCGTCAGCCACTGTCGGTGCATGACGACATTAACCGACCAGATCGTAAAGATCGGGCCGACGACGATTAACGCGACTATCATCGCGATCACTAACAGTCCCCCGATCATCTCAAGTGTATCGCTCTTCATGTTTCCATACTCTCGGTGTTGGTAGGGAATGGCGGTACCGCCCCGCCGTCTCCTGGGTGTAGGCCAGGCACATTGCTTCTGTGCTAATCCCCCGTGTTGGTAGGCGACGACGGTAACGATCCGCCTTCCCCGGCATGTCGCGCCGGTGCACTGCCTCTGTGCTAGTCGCCCTTAATTCTTTATGACTCCCCAGCTCGAGCCCATGGGCTTGGTGTCGACGCCCATTGCTCTAAGGTTGCTCGCGACCCACTCCATCGTCGGTTCGCGCCAAGCGTTGGCGTCGGCTGGGTAGTTCTTGGAGTCGCGCTTTCCCATCTCGTAGGCGCCGTACGCGATCGCGAAGATCGCGTCGACGAGGCGCTGGTCGACCTCCGTCTTCATGACCTATCTCCGATTTTCAGCACTACTACTGCTAGGAGGAAGAATACCACTGCGCCTAGTAGCTGCCATAAAGCTTCAGTCACCATCTATCTCCAGGATCGTCGGGGCGTCGTACTCGTCCATGTCGTGCTCCATTGTGCTATACTACCACACCGGCGAGCCGGTGTCAACTGGAGGGGTGTCGCGGAATCAAACCGCGTCCTCGTAGCTTTGCAGGCTCGCACATTATCAGCTTGCTCACACCCCGTTGCTCTATGGTCGCATCGCGCTTGCGATGTACGAGAGCTCGATGAACCTGTCCTTGATCTTTCGCACGTTCTCAGCGTTGTAGACGCACGCCCAGTGCTCCCTGTCCTCGGTGGTTGTTAAGACCCTCTTCTCGAAAGTCCGCGCGGCCTCCTCGAGGAAGGCGATCATCTCCGCGTCCGTCACGGGCGCCACTTCGAGCTGTAGGTTGAGTTGGTCGCCTTAGCGGCCTTCGCCCAGTCCCACTCGTCATTGACGATGGCGTTGTAGTCCGACGGGCTCAATTCTATCGTCTCGGACACGCACCGGTCCAGCAGCGCGATGTACTGGTCGTACAGCTTCGACGCGTTGACCGGGGGCTTCAGCTTCCCGTAGTAGTCGACGGAGTAGCTGTCCTCGCGAAAGATGGCGTCGTGCGCCGAGTCGGTTAGGTCGGAGAGGCGCTGGCGAAGGTCGACGAAGTAGACCTCCCTGGCTCTATCGAAGTCCTGACAGTGAGCTTCCTTGTTCGCTTTCAGCGCAGCGATGAGGGCAGTCTTACTGAAGGCCGCCTTGAAGTCGAGGGACGCGCCCGCTAGGTTCTGCATGGTGTGTCTCCGTTAGTTGAGAACTGCGTGGGTCGCGAGAGCTCCGTACCGGGCCAGCGCGCTGAGCAGCGCCACGAGCGCTATTGAGAACGCGAGGCCAACGACGCACGCTACCCTGAACCAGAGCATCGCGATACAGAAGTAGTGCTTGATGGTCCCCATTTGGCATTCCTTCCGTTGATTGGCTCCCCCAGAGCGGTTCGAACACTCATCTCCGCGTCCAGAGCGCGGCGTTACTGCCAGTTAAACTACAGGGGAATATGACCCTTCTTTTTATAGGGTCCTCTAGGTCCTCTCGGATGAGAGTTTGGATTGTGATTACGACGCATATTTTCACGAGCTTCGGGTGTATGGCTTCTACCAGTCCACCAAGTTTGTTTTCCCAACAAACTTGTTGAGATAGCCTTTATCCATTGCTCCTTGAATTTTAGATCAGTTTCAAGCAATTGACTTAGCTTGACACCGGCTAACTCAACATTTTTCTTTGCAGCTTCAAGACGCTGTTCAGTATCCCAAAGCCCATTTTGATAAACGTAGCCCCATCCGCCACGCCCTCCAGGACATATGTTGTAGGTGTCCTTTCGTGCACAGTACTCTTCAGTGACGAGCTCCGCTTCCTTAGCGTCCATTTCTCCTGCGCTGTCAAAATCATGAAGGAGCACCTTACGGAAGTTCTCCCGTCCGTGCTTTTCGATAGCACGTTTTATGAGATTGCCGGAACCGAGGTAACCGTCATCAAGGTCATCCGTCTCGTGCTTGCCGGTGTACTCACGACCGTTGACGAGGTTGACGGTTCGATAGACGGTGTTGTGTCTCATTGTCGTTATTCTACCATACCCAATGGTAAAAGTCAATAGTGAGATCCGGAGGCTGGGATCGAACCAGCGTTCTTCGCGTTCAAAGCGCGACGTACGTACCGCTGTACCGCTCCGGAGTGAAGGGGTGGGTGGGAACAATGCCGCGCGGACAAGCCCCATCTTTTCACCGTCCAACGGCGCCCTAGTGACCGGCGTCAGTTAGCTAAGCTACTCACCGGTCAAATGGTGGAGACGGAGGGACTCAAACCCTCCTGGCTAGGTTCTTGCAAGGAACCTCCGGGTACTCTGCCCCGTCCCCGTTGTTGGTACTTCCTCCTGGTTACGATCCAGGGTCAGCCGCTCATCGGGCGGCCGCACTGCCATTGTGCTAAGGAAGTGTATTTACTTTTCTGCGATGTACGCGTTCATCGTTGCCATGAACACTTGTTCCTTGCCGATGAACTGTATACCGAACCACGCGCCCAGCGCCTGCTGCAGCCTCTCGCGCTTCGCTGCGGGGTCTAGGCTGTTCCAGACGGTGTCCATCGGAATCCACTCGCCGCAGCGCTCGTACTCGCCGTCGCCGCGGTAGGTCTCGCCGCTGACCTCGATGAACTTCGCCATCATGAGGATCTGTTTGTCGTTCTCATGAGCAGCGTCGCTCTCGAAGTACGCTTCGTCGACTATGACTTTCATGTTAATTCTTTATCTTCGTTTCATGCTTGATGCCGGCCTTATCGAAGACCGTGCGCCAGTGATAGAGCTCCAGGGGATTGACCCTCATCTCGACGATGAAGACCTTCCCGATGCAGTAGACCACTGTGCTCGGCTCGTTCTCGACGAGCCTCAGGACTGCGTTCCTAACCTCGAGGAGGTTATCGAACTCGAAGGCGACTCGGTCGATGCGCACATTCGTTCCTCCTAGGTTGGTGCGACGAAAGGGATTCGAACCCTCATTGGCCTGATTGAAAGTCAGGGGTCCTAGGCCGTTAGACGACCGTCGCGCTGTTGGCACCAGATGTAGGGGACGATCCCACGCCTTGGAGGTTGGAGCTCCACGTGCTTCCGTAACACTTATCTGGTATGCTGGAGGAGGACAGCTGGTCTCGATCCGCAGGCTCGATGGCCCCGTGTGCTTTCAAGGCACCGCCGAATCCCCGTTCGGTTTGTCCTCCGTGTATTACGTGTTCGAGACGGTGTTCGACGGGCCCAGGGGAACCGGCGCGCCGTTCGAGGACGCGACTGCCATCGCAAGGGCATTGGCGGACGCAGTGATCTGGGCCGCGAGGGCCTGCACAGCGGCCGGATCACCGGCGTTGTTGGCCACCTCAGCCGCCAGCGCTTGGATAAGGACGACGGCCGACTTCTCGACGGTCACCTCCTGGTTCACCGCTGCGGTAAGGGCCGTTAGGTCGAGCGACATCTGTTTCACCTCGTCTGTTAGTGCCAGCAGCTGTTTGGATACGTCCCTCAGCAGCAGCAGGGTCGTCGTCATCGGACGATTCCTTCGTCTGGCGGTGTGTGGGCAGTGTCGATCTCCAAGCCGTGAGGCTCCGTCGGGTTTCGAGGCCGAGCCAGGGGCCGCCCTGGTTCACACACCGTGATTATTTATCCTGGCGGAGCGCGGACATACCGCCTGCCACACCTTTCGGTGCCACCAAGTTTCCAACTTGGGTCGACCACTAGGTCGATTCACGCTCCAATTTCTTTCTACGAAGAGTTTCGCTTATTTTCCGCTTTGTCTCTTCGCTTCTCGGTCGACCATATTGGGAGTTCTTTTTCCCTTTTTGTGTACCGAGCCTTCTCTGTGTTTCGATGCGTCTCGCTAGCGCTTCGGGAGCCATGGCACACTGCAAAAAATATGCTCGCTCCTCATCGCTCCTATTTTTGTTACGCTCCATCAAACCATCACGTCTCGCAGCACCACCGGCCAAACCTGATTTTCGTCTTCCTTCTTTAGTTTTGCTGGCAAAACCAATGCGTCCAATTTCAGATCTTTTTTCAGGGGTCATCAATGTAGCATTGATGTAACCCCAACCGCCGTGTCCTCCAGGACACAGGTTATAGGTGTCCTCCCGAGCACAGTATTCCTCGGTGACGAGCTCAGCTTCCTTCGCATTCATTTCGATCACGATCTCAAAATCGTGAAGAATTTCTCTGCGGAAGTTTTCCCTGCCGTGCTTCGCGATGGCTCGTCTAATGAGCTTGCCGGAACCGAGGTAACCGTCATTGAGATCGTTCGTTTCGTGCTTGCCGGTGTATTCGTGATTGTTCACGAGACAGACAGTACGGTAGACGATGTTGTGTTTCATCACATTATTTATCTGGCGGAGGGCAGCGATCCCGCCTCGCAGACCTTGCGGTCCATACGGTTTAGCGAACCGTTCCGAACCTTGTTCGGTTTACCCTCCATATGATGGTGTCTGAGCTCGGTTCCGCCCCGAGTCCTCATGCTCTTCAGGCACGCGCTTCTACTAAGTTAGCTTCTCAGACATTGAGTTCCACGATCTTCCATTCCGGCAGGCGGGACCTCTCGGTCTCGTTCGGGTACCCGATGGGCCAACACACGATCCGGACGTCCTTGACGTGGTAGTCCTGGGCGTCGTGGGTGTGACCGTGAATCCACAGTCGGCAGTTCTTCATCGCCTCGATCCTGTCGTCCAGGCATGTCGCGTAGAACTGGTTGAGCGGGTTCCCGGCGAACTTCGTGGGGATCGACCTGTAGGACGGGAGGTGGTGCGTCACCGTTACGTCCGCGTCGACCTCGAAGAGGTAGTCCGCGTGGTACCGGTGGGTGTCCTCCCACTCTTCAATGCTTCGACTGAACCTACGGTTAGGATCTAGACCGATCGAAGCGAGGTAGTCGCTCCTAGGTAGCGCAGTCGCGAACTCTATGAGACGAAAGTCGTTCATCCCGTTCTTCCACTGGTCGGCGTTTTCGAGAGGCTGCGTCCACAGCGTGGCCAGTGCGAACCTCACGCCGTCGACCTCGACCACCCGGGGCTTCTCCATGTAGGGGAAGGTCCCGTGATAGAAGTCGTGGTTGCCGGTCACGTGCAGCGTCGGCTTCCCGTACAGCTTCCGTACCCGATCGACGAACCCGTCGCGGATGCGTTCGTCCGGGTGGATGTCGCCCGCAATCACAAACACGTCTGCGTCCACCTCGGCCGGCAGCGTAAACCCGCACCAGAGGTCGATACGACCGCGGTCGTGGAGCCACTTGTGGGCGTGCATCTGTCGGTAGAACTCGAGGTGCGCGTCGGACAGCAGGGCGATCTTCACGTCGTGTCTCCATCGTATACGATTGGTCAGAGTGGCGGGCTTCGATCCCACGACCTCCTGGTTCCGAACCAGGCACGCTACCAGGCTGCGCTACACTCTGTCGTTGGTCAGAACGGCGGGCTTCGATCCCACGACCCCCTGTCCCCCAGACAGGTGCGCTACCAGGCTGCGCTACGTTCTGTTGTTCGTTGAGACGCCGGGGTGCTATCCCTATTCGGCTTCTCTGTCGTCCTCTTGGGACGGGCGTCTAAGTGGTCTCCCCCGAGGGACTCGAACCCCCACGATGTCCTGGTCCCAGGCCAGGCGGCTTCTCCCGTTAGCCCAGAGGGAGGATGGTTACTTTCCGGCGAAGGCTTCCTGCTCGGCGCGGACCGCGGCCTTGAAGGACATGTCGAGCTTGACCTTGTCGCCGTTCTCCTCGAACCCGACGGCCTTGTTCAGCCACTTGAACGCCGACTCCAGCTTCTCCTGGTTGCACCTGGCCCAAACCTCGGGACCGTAGAACTCCTCAGCCGTGTCTGCCATGATCTCTCTCCCTGCTGTGAATGAAATTTGCTTAGTTGCGGGAGCAGGACTCGAACCCGCGATCTCCAGGGTATGAACCTAGCGAGATGCCGCTTCTCTATCCCGCAACTAAGCAAACTTCCATCGCTATAGAACTGGTTGCGGAGTCGCGGAGTTGAACCACGTTTTAAGTGGGTATGAACCACAGAAGATGCCGACCTACCACCCGCAAGCGTTGGCACTACGGTGCCAATTCATTCTCTTATTGTACCACGGGACGTGCCCCGTGTCAACTGGTACGCGCGCCAGGTTTCGATCCTGATCTCCGAGGTCCACAACCTCGGGTGCTCCCATTACACTACGCGCGCATATATTTGGTACGAGTGCCCGGTTTCGATCCGAGTCAAGAACACCCATCTGGTGCTAAATCGGTTATAAGCCGATCTCGTGTCCAACACCCACTCGTATATGGAGTCCGCGGCGGGGCTCGAACCCGCATCTCCAGCTCCCGTTACGGCTCCCCGTTTAGAAGACGGGACCGACTACGCGGACGTATGAGCTCCGAGACGGTGGACATGAGTGGCGCTCATTCCACGGTCGACCGACCGACATTACACCACATATTCGGTCAAGCGGAAAACCTCACGGTCTCCACACGCGTCTCGTAACAGGGCCGGTGGGGTATCCTTCGTTTCCGCTTCAGGCGGGCGTGATCCCATCCTCCGTTTTCTGTCCCTACCCTGCATTCTTTAATGGACCCCACGACAGGATTCGAACCTGCGTTTTCATTCCAGCTACCTCGCTCGACGTTCGAAGCGTCGGGGGATACGTGGGGATTAACTGGCACCCGGGGATGGACTTGAACCACCGACCTTCTCCCTGCGGAGCTGCTCTTGCATCTGAGCTACCCGAGTAAACTGGTGTCGGGGGCAGGATTCGATACCTGCATCGTCCCCCTGTCGTGCCCCACCTCGATGGGGCTCGAGCGGAGGGAGCCTCACTTGGGCTACCCCGACATAGATGGTGCACACGGCTGGCTTCGATCCAGCTTTAGGGGCGCGTATGAGACGCCTACGATTCCGCTACCGTCCCGCGTGCGTTGTTGGTGGAGACGATCGGTTCCGCCCCGACTGCCTTCTGCATGCCATGCAGATGCTCTCCTCATTGAGCTACGTCCCCGTTGTTGGTGGACTCGACCGGTTCCGCCCCGGCGGCCTCGTCGTTGCGAACGACGCGCTCTCCTAGCTGAGCTACGAGCCCGTTAACTGGTGGGTGATGGACAGAGTCGAACTTCGTGCCCATAGGGACCGGGTCTACAGCCCAGCGCCAGCACCGGCTAGCCTTATTGCACCACCCAAACTTTATCGGTATACCCGAGCGGTTCGAACCGTGACGGTTCGTGGCCTCCCGGGGTTGTGCCCGACCGCCAGGGTACGCATGTACGCCGGCGTGTGCACGTTTCCGAAGTTCTCCTCGTGACACCTGTACCAGGACAGTGTGTCCCAGCAGGCCGCTTCGTATCTTTGGTCGGCGTCGCCCGTGTGGGCGCCGACCATCATGAAGGCTCCCATCACCATCCCGACGGGATCTATGAAACTCAACGGGTCCATGTTGTCCCTTAAATGGAGGTCGCGACTGGATTCGAACCAGCGTTTGCAGCTCCAGCTACGGATAGAGCTTTAGGAAAGCTCCTCGGCTACGCGACCTTGAATGGCGCACTGTACGGGTTACGATCCCGTCTCCAACGATTGACAATCGTTAGTCCACACCAGCTGACTCACAGTGCATCGTTTGTATATAGTACCCTACTTAGGATCCCGTGTCAACCCTATCGACCGTGGTCGGTACGGCCGCTCCGTTGGTTCCGATCCATCGGCCGACGATCGGTTGGGTGTCTCCGAGTCTCGTCGCGCTGAAGGTCCCGATAGAGGCCGGATGAGTCAGGCTGCGGCATTGGGCCGAAGCCGTCGGCTTGAACTGCACAGCCTGTGAGGGCGAGCGACGCAAGGACGATCAGCGGTCCGGCTCTCATGTATCGTCTCCGTGTTGGGGGATCCTCGGGGATTTGAACCCCGATCTCATGGCTTAAAAGGCCAGCGCACTGCGCCATTATGCTAAGGATCCGTATTCTACCTAAAGACCGCAACGAACGCAAGGAAGCACGCTACGTATATAAGCCAGGCCGCCACGATGTACTCGCCGAGGGTCACCCGTCGAGCTCCGCGGCTATCTTGTCCATGATTCCCTGGGGCTCCACGATCGCCTTGAGCCTCTTGATCTCGTGCTTGGCCGTGCACGCGCACCGGTCGTCCCAGTCGCGCTCGTACGCAAGCTTCAGGTGGTTCCGCCAGTACTTCAGGTCCGTCCGTGCTTGACGGAGGACGCTGAACTCGGCGATGCTAGATACCACACCCATGATCGACTCCCATACCTATGGGATATTTATAGCGTCCCACGCAGCTCGTACGTCTCTACCTTCCACGCCGCGATGTGCTTGTGTTCCTCCCAGCTGAGGGCTATCGCGTAGGACAGGCTGCCGTAGCGCCTCTCGTCCTCAAACACCGTCTCGCCGGTCTTCGAGAAGAGTCGAAGTTTCATGGTAAATTCAGGAAGCTTCGCAACGCTGTCGAGGAACGCCTTTGAACGCATGTCCTCGTCCTCGATCATCGTGAGATCGGTGATCCCGACAGTACCGTCGTACCTGACGGTACTGATCATGAACGACGACTTATCGTTGTCGTTGACAGTGACGTCGAACAGACACGCGCGCTGACCGCCGTGGCGGAGACCCTCTTCCTTAAACTTCTCTAGGTCAAAAGCCATTCGTTAAATCTCCGTTACGGTCGCCTCGAGCCGGGGCTCGACCTTCGTGATCTCGCCGTCGGCGTCGTACGCTATCCACTCGATGGCTACTGGACCGACGCCGGGCGCCGCGTAGTAGCGGGCTCCCGAGGTCTTGCCGGCCCATGTCTGGGCGTAGGAGAACTGTAGGACGTTCTCGTACACGGCGCCGCTGGCGAGGTAGAGGTGCTGCAGCAGCTGCTCGAACTTCACGACCTGCTCGCCGGAGCCGTGCACGCAGAACGGCGGCCGACTGGTGAGGGCGTCGTACTTTGGGTAGCTCTTCAGCGTCTGGCCGATAGTCACCCGCCCGCCCCATTCTATGGGCAGGGAGAGGTTTTGCTTTCGGACGACACCGAACAGGATTTTTTCGAAGACGTTGCTCTGCGGGTACCAGTCGGACACCTCGCACACCCCGAGGCTGGGTTCGTAGACGAGGCGCCACGAGTCTTGCCACACCCCCTCGGCGTCGTACTCCGCGAGGTTCAGCTCCTTCGCTGCCGAGTCGTAGGAGAAGACTGCCGTTATCGAGGGGACTACTCCCGTCGCGTCGACGTACCTAAAGGACCGCGTCTTGCGGGAAGCGACCAGGTCGAACGGCCAGTACTGCACCACACTGATCATTGGTCTTCCTTCGAAGGGACGGAGCGCTTGTGACACAGGAGCCAGCCCCACCGTAGTAGGAGCGCGTAGGCTCCCGCTAGGCCAGCTGCCCGCTGGTTCTCGGGAGGGTTGGGCGATCCCTCCCGGGTGTTGGAGCGGGCGATGAGGTTCGAACTCACGACATCTTCCTTGGGAAGGAAGCACTCTGCCTCTGAGCTACACCCGCATTATTCTGGAGCGGCCGAAGGGTGCCGCCCCCTCTACCTTATCGTTGGCAACGATACGTTCTACTGATGAACTACGGCCGCGTTATTCTTTCCAGTAGCCACGAGCTATCATCGTGGCTCGACGTGTTATTCGTCTTTTTTCTCTAGCCTCAGGCGACCATGCCTTTGCTTGAATTTCTGCATCATCGTCTCTGCTTCCAAAGTACATCTTTTTACAAAGACCTTCTTCATGTCGACGTTTCAATTCTTTTGAGACGTGAGGCTTCTTTTTTCCACGGCGCTTTGGGTTGGAAATCCGAGCCGCCTTCTGGTTCTTCGCTACTCGGAGCTCCTCATTCCCATTGATGTAGCCCCAACCGCCGTCGCCTCCAGGACACAGGTTGTAGGTGTCCTTGCGAGCACAGTACGCTTCCGTGACAATCCCAGCTTCGGCCGCGTTCATCTCGACAGAGGTCTCGAAGTCGTGAAGGATCTCCTTACGAAAGTTCTCCCTGCCGTGCTTCTCGATCGCCCGTCTAATGAGCTTGCCCGATCCGAGATAACCGTCATCTAGGTCGTCCGTCTCGTGCTTCCCGGTGTACTCGTGACCGTTGACAAGGTTGACGGTGCGATAGACGGTATTGTGTCTCATGGTCTCATTATACCTTGAGAGGCAGGGAATGTCAACTAAATGGAGCGGGTCGCCGGTAGCGCTCCGGCCTATCTGCCTTGGAAGGGCAGCGCACATCTGTCTATACCAGACCCGCGTATTCTGGGCACGGCTCCGCCTATGAAACCGTTAGGGATTGATGGTCCACGTCAGGGCGACGCACACGTTGGCGTCCATATAGATCGCTGTGCGGCCCGCGGCGTCCACGGCCTTGAGGTCGTAGCGGCAGTAGCCGGTGCCGTCGTCGATGTCGGCGAGTATCTTGTCATGGGCACGAATCGGGCCGGTCGAGCCGAGCATGTTGAACGTCCAGTCCTTCTGATCGATGGGGGACGCGTAGAGACCGACGATGCGCTTGCCGGTGTTGTTGATCACGATGATCCGTCGATCGTTGTCGTTGGCCTGGACCGTCACGACTGAGCCTAGAACGACTCCGGCGGCCACCAGCATAGCTAACAGTTTGTTCATTGAGGTCTCCCTAGTTGTCTCGGTGGTTGGTGAACGCTGAGAATTTCGAAATCTCGACATGCCGCTTAAGAGGCGGCTGCTCTGCC